CGTGACCGCTTCCCCTCGCGTGCGGCCGGGCGGCCGGGGTGGTCGATACCTCTATCCCTCTCCCCGTGCGCCTGCCATGCGAGCCTAGCGTAACGTTCATAACCCTCGATTTAACAACACGTTATGACTACTCCATGTATGGTTCCTTTCCCATGGGATACTGCGTGAGCCTGACCGTGAACATCAGTGTTCACGATGAATGCTCTTTGCTGTTGCGTGCCGCGCGGGACGCTTGTATCCCGTACCCGCGCGGGAAGGTCAACGGATACGTACCCTCGCGGGAACCCTTACTCCCTCGACGGTGCCGCGCCGAGAGCCGGGACAGGTGGAAATGACTACAACAGCCCGGAAGGCCCACAGCACCTAGGAGCGAAAGGGAAACGACCTGCCGCTAAGAAACGGCCGGGTTTTCGGGAAGCCTTTGGATGTAAGATGCCAGGGCACCGTGCGATCCCCCGCACGACACTGGATACGATCCGAAGAGTCCGAACCGCGCAGCGCGCGATGACCGTGAGTACTCCGTGAGCGTGCCGTGACCGCGGGTAGGAAAGATGGTCCCTCCTTCAAGGGGCTCCCATCACGTTCAACACCACAGGAGCCCTCATGCCGAAGAGCAAGTCTTTCGTCGCCCCGAAGTCCACTCCCTCCACCGTCGTCAACGAGGTTGAGACCTTCATGGCGCTCAGCCCGTCCGACTCCACGATCCTCCGGGAGAAGAAGTCGGAGGAGAAGACGTACGACCAGATCCTGGGGATCGTGGGCGGTATCAAGGAGGCGGGGAACGAGGTTTCCGCAACGAACCTCTCCTCTCGCCTCTCCTCCACGATGTCGAAGCACCTCGGACACGCCGCCATCGTCCGCGCGGCGGGTAAGTACAAGCTGTCCCGGCGGGACTTCGAGAAGCTCATGAAGCTCCACGCCGTCCGCCAGTCCCTCACGGGGAAGGAGCGCGCCGAGAAGACCGAGGAAATGAACCTCATCGCGCAGCGCGCCGTCCCCGTCACCGCCGAGTCGGTCTCGGCGGCCTAGTACCAACCCGGGAGCCCCTCGAAGGGGGGACCGTCGAGACAGGGAATGCCCGGAGGGGTTATTCCTCGGACGGGGACTGAATACCCCGCCCCTGCCCTATGCGAACGGGAGATACCCTGTTTCCGCAGCCCGAGGAGAATGCGGGTAAGCGAACAAACTCTCACCCAACCACTACGGGGGGAGTGTGCGCTCTCCGCTCCCCCCGTGCCTTTCTCGGGAGTCTCCCTCCCCGGCCAGAGGTGGGAATAGGCCCGCCCGGTCGGGGGAGGTAAAGATGGAAGACTACCGTTGTCTCATGTGCGGGCAGGCTCTCTCTCTGCGGAAGGTGCGGCAGGGGATCGTGTGTCACCCGATCTGCGCGAAGTACTTCAACTACACTGTGCGGGTCTTCGGGGTGGCTCTCTTCCGTGGTCCGCTCTACCGCGCGGCCCGCACGCTCATCGGGGACGCCCTCAAGGGTCTGCCCCCGTCCATCTTCGTGCCCCTCGTCGAGACGGTGGAGGGGTAGTCTTCTCCCGGCACCTCGCAATGGGTGACCGGGGAGGGACATTCCCATAGGAGGAGCCTATGTGCTTGAAGACTATGCTGTTGGAGGACTCCGCGAAGTTTTCCAACATGAGGAAGCGGGGGTACTACCCTCGTCACATCAGGACCAATCCCGCCCGTCTCTGGGGGATCTCCCGCATTCTCGACAGGGAGATGCTCTACCCAGACACGGGCGGTGGGGATTTCGTGTGGTGGAGGCAGCCCCTGCCCCGGTTCGACCGGCGGGGGTACTACCTCGCCCGGTAGTCTCGTGCCGAGAGCCTGCTCCCTACCCGTGGGAGGCAGGCTCTTTCCTTTTCACGGGGAGGAGGTAGTGGCATGGAAAACCACTACTGCTCAGAGTGTCTGAGCACTCGCCGGTTCGTCCCCCACGGGGACTACTGCGAGTGCGAGCGGTGCAAGAAGAGGCTCTGGTACCGAAGGGAGGAGAAGAGGGAGGTGGTGAATGCCTGATGTCGCCTCCATTGGGGGAGAAGACTACCGGGTAGGGGATGAGGTAGTGCTCATTCCCTGCTTCTGTTCCTGTAGGGTCGAGGTCACCGCAAAGGTCGGAAGCATCACTTCCAGTGGGAAGATCCTCTTGGGGGAGATGGTCTGCCCGAAGTGTGGGGAGAAAGAGCCCATGGGGTGGCTTGTGCCTTTCGGTGGGGATGACTACGGGATACACCATCCCTCCCTCATCTTCAACACCACCAGCGGTCCCATCGTGCCCGTGATCCAGCGGAAGGTGTGTGGCAACACTGCCACGATGGTCCCCGGGTGGGACAAGATCGAAGGGGGTACCTCCCTCGCCCCGGAAGAGGGGGAGAGCCTGCTCTCGTGGTCGGAGGATCACGAGCGGGAGTTCCGCCGTCGCAGGGATGCCCTGATGTTCGGAAAGTAGTCACTACCACCCTCTCCCCGTACCCGTCCGGGGGAGGGTGTTCTCCTTGACGGGGGAGACAAGTCATGCCGAAGTACCTGTGTCCTGCCGATCCCTTCAAGCTGAGGCTGAGGAAGATCGGGAAGTACGAGAAGTACCGCCGGGTTCCTCCGGCTATCGTCGTCCCGGCCTGCCAGTGCAGGGACACCACCAAGGGGGAGACCTGCCCCGAGTGCGGGTACAGGTGGCCCGTGGAGCCCCGTTCCGAGAGGCTGTGGGGCCAGTTCACGGGCCGGACCCTCTGGGTGCCCGTCGCCGTGCCCCACCCGAGGTACAGGGGGAAGCAAGCGGTTCACTACCTGCACCACCACCCCCGGTACGAGGAGATCGGGCGGAAGCGGTTCGCCCGGTGACGAGGAGAGGGGGGCCGAAGCCTCCTCTGTACCTGGCCTTCGGGAAGATGTTGAAGACCCGTATGGAGGAGGTATTCGGAGACGACAGCATTCGGGAGGTGGCCCGGCTGCTGGGCGTCTCCCCGAACCACGTCGTCCAATGGAGGTGCGGTCGCAGACTGCCCTCCATGAGGTTGCGTCCAGCAGTAGCGATCCTCATGGGGTGGGCCGAAGGTGCCCACGACACCATGGGGATCGAAAGGTTCCTCGCTTGGTGTACGGGGGCTGGTCCCCGGACCACACTAAGAGAGGCCGAGGAATGGAGGTTCAGGCATGGACATGGAAGTGCCTCGAACGACGACGACGGCGACCGCAAGCATGAGCGTCAATGAGGCGGGTATCTTGGATGAGGTGTCCGTCGAGACACCGAAGAGGTGGGTAGTCAACGGGCGTCTCTTCCAGGAGGGGACACTGGTGGGGATGAGGAACGGAGTCATCGCCCGGTTCACCCACAGGGACGACAGCGGGCACTTCTGCTTCAAGCCCGTTAACGGGCGGTGCCCCTGCTGCCCGAACTGTGAGAGTGGGTGGAGTCTTGACTATGAGAGGTGTCACGACGAAGAGGAGATGGCCCTCTACAAGGTCTTCACGATCTGGCCGGAGGGCACGGATATCTACCTCGACAGGACCGCCGGAGCGCGGACGGCGCCTGCCCCCTGCATCGAGGCGAACCGCCGCACCATACGGGATGTCTACCCCGACGAGGACTTCCGCTACCTCACGTCCAGTGGGGAGCGGGAGTGGTCTCGCTGGCTGACGTTCGATCACTACCCCTACGGGGCGGCGGTCTGGCATGAGGGAGTGGGGTATCCCCTCTTCCCGGAGGGTGCAGCGTGGGCGGATACCTTCGCTGAGCCCGAAGAGTCACCGCCGCCTCCTCCTCCTCCTCCCCGTCCCCGCTATCCGAGGCTACAGGACCACTTCGACCGTCCCGTGGGGGGCTGGAAACCACGGGGCAGGAAGAAGCCCTGGTTCGGAGTGGAGGTGGAGGTCGAGCCTGCCGGACGGGCCGAGGATGACGGGAGCGATGTCATCGCCGGGTTCCCTGAACCAGAGGATGTCATCTTCAAGAAGGATGGGAGCCTCAACTACGGAGGTTTCGAGGTGGTGTCGCACCCCGCCTCGATCCAGTGGTGGAGGCGGAAGGACGTGAGCAAGTGGTTCAACTACCTCGATGAGCAGGGGTATCACTCATGGGGTAGCAACAACTGTGGGATGCACGTCCACATTTCTCGGGACGCACTCACTCCACTCCAGTGGTGGAGGGTAGCGAAGGTACTGTCTTTCCAGTGGTTCACTTTCGCTGTCTCCCGCCGGAAGGACTTGAGTGAGCTTCGGTCGTGGGCGTACTGGCCCATGTACGAAAGCCCGAGGGCGTACCTCGAAAGGGTTTCCACGAGTGAGAGGCACCGTGCCGTGAACATGAGCAACGACAACACGGTGGAGATCCGCATCTTCAAGGGGACGTTGCTCCCGTCGTCCTTCAAGAGGAACCTGGAACTGGTGAACGCACTCCTGCGGTACGCCAAGACCAGCTTCGTGAGCATGAAGCACGAGGGGGCCAGTGCCTTCCTCGACTGGATGAAGAAGCCCGCCTCGAAGAAGGCTCTCGGGAAGAGGGCTCACCGCGAGGTGCGTAGTTTCCTGAAGGAGGTGAAGCTGTGTGCATGATCGTAGTCAGTGAGACTGGCCGGAAGATCCCGACAAAGGAACTGGAAGACCACTGGTTCCACAACTCGGACGGTGCGGGGTTCATGTTCCCGGATGGTCGGGGCAAGCTGGTGATCTTCAAGCCCTTCTTCACTGTCAAGAGTTTGCTCCTCGCCTACGACCGTATCCCGTCCGGTCGTCCCCATGTCGTACACTTCAGGCTCAGCACGAGCGGGAAGGAGGACAAGAAGAACACCCACCCCCACCGGATCGACAACCACGAGATCGGACTGGTCCACAACGGGGTGCTGCACGACTTCCTCCCGGGGTGGGAGAGGAAGAAGGTGATGTCCGATACGGTGTGGCTGGTCCGCACGGTACTGGCCCGGCGTGCATCGAAACAGTTGATGCACCCCCACTTCCTCACATGGCTGGGGAAGGTCATCGGCTACAACAAGATCGTCCTCATGGACGGGCAGGGTCGGATCGGGTATGCCAACAAGCACCTCGGGGTGGAGAAGAACGGCTTCTGGTATTCCTCCGACCCGGACTGGAAGCCTGTCTACACCCACCTCACCGACGACGAGAAGTGGCGTCAGTACTGGGAGGAGAAGAACGGGAAGTGGTACTACAAGGGTCTCGCAGTTGACTAAGGAGAAAGGATGAAGGCAAAGCACAACGGTAGCACCTTCACTGTCTGGGTCACAGAGCAGGAGGTCCGGGACTTCATGGACACCTGGCCCTGCTCCGGTCTTTCGGGGGAAGGAGGGAGCTTTACCTTCGCCACGAGGAACGGTGACCTTGTGGACCACACCTTCGGAGACGTAGAAGACGGGTACGCCCTCGCTGCCCTGAGTGAGGACGCCCAGGAGTACGGCAAGTCGGTTCTCGGATTGGAGGAGTAGCGTGCACAACATCTTTCAGCAGAGGTTCGTGGCATCGGATGAAGCAGGATGGCATGAAAGGGGGATCACCTACAAAGGTGATCTGACCTTCGAGAAGGCATGGGAACTGGCGAATATGCCGGTAGAGGTGGTGTCCCGGCAAGCCCTGTACCTGCTGGATGAGAGCAAGTCCGCCGGGGCTATCATGCCGGACGGTCTGCCCAACCTTCGGAAGGCTGGACTCCTCGATGAGGATCACCGCCCGGTGAGGAACTCCGGCTTCCGTATCATCCTCTCTCGGGATGCGGACGGTACCACCTGGCCCCTCGGTCAGGCATCCGAGATCCACAAGAACATCCAGAGGGAGCACCTCCACACCTGCCTCAAGCCTCTCCTCGATGCGGGGTGCAGGGTGGAGACAACCCTCTCCCTCGACTATGGGAGGAAGTGGATTGTCCTGCTCCGTCTGGAGGAGGACATCTCGGTGGGTGGGCAGAAGTACACCTCCTACCTCATGGCCTCCGTCAGACTGGATGCCAAGGGAGGTCTGCACCTCCAGCCCACCATGATCCGAGTCGTCTGTGAGAACACCGAGCAGATGGCTCTTGCCGGGCATGAGAAGTACCTGCGAATCTACCACAAGGGGGACGTGATCGGTAAGTGCAGGGATGCTGCTGCTGTCATCGAAGAGGGTTACAAGCTCCTCCAAGAAAGAGCGGTGACCCTGGCTGAGATGCTGGTGGTGAAGATCAAGCCGGAGGACAACGCCAAGATCCTGTCCCGTGTCTTCGGATGGGGTGACCCAAGGGAGTGGACGGATCGAGAGGAGAGCAGAAGGAAGTCCCGCTTGACCGAACTCGGTCGGATCTTCGAGCAGTCCTTGGGTCTGGAACCCACCCAGAAGAATACACTCTACCACCTGCACAACACTCTTACCCAGTGGACGGACCACCAGTGGGGGAAGGGCCGGAAACTGGATGCACTGCTCACGACCGGCAACCAGTGGAAGGAGAGGTCCTTCCTCTTCTGCAAGAAGATCGTAGAGGCAAATGGTGAAGTGAAGGTGGTCTACGAGGAGCGTCCAGCCACCGATGATGAACTCCAGGAAGTCGGAGCCAGCGAGATGCGAGACCTCCTGAAGTCCCCAGTCAAGACTGACAGGGATTAGGTTCCTGTCAGGTCTCTCCTGTGGAGGAGGGGGAGGGGCAGTCCGCACTCCCCCTCCAGCAGGCCCAGGAAGGCCCCTAGGATTGCGTAGGATCGACTTTCTCGGGTGCCCCGCTGGTACCCCACCGACCCCCCCTACCCTGGGCTCAGATCGAGGGTCGGTGTACAGAGAATGTACAGGAGGCAGCATGAGCGTGTGGGTCGAGTTGTTCCATGGTCGGGACTCGGAGGACGAGGAACTGGACGACTGGGGGTTCGATGGTCCGGTTGTCGGACCCTTCGACTTCGTTCAGAACACCTACGGTATTGACATCCGGGGGATCAGGAAGAGCAAGGACAATGAGGAGGAGATCCACGAGTTCCCGATGAAGGACGGGCTCATCCAGTACGACGGTAAGTGGTACGGAGATTACTCCGTATTCGATGATGCCCTGATACTGAGAAACCTGGGTGTGTTCTCCCCGAGGATGAAGGTGGTGTGACATGGAGTTGGTAATCAGGTCAGCAGGACTGAGAGAGACGGAGGATCAGTTCTTCCTTACGGCAGTACCCGGGGCAGGGAGGCCACGACGGATCGAGGAAGTCAGGGAGGACGCACGAAAAGTACTACGGTTCCTGCTCCAGTGCATACCGTGTGATACCTTCGGTATTGTGGAGCGGGCGATAGCTGAGTATGCTAACGAGGACTCAGCGTACTGCTCACATGACTTGGACGCTGCTATCGAACGGGGGGAGTTCGATGTGGGAGCACTACCCTTCTAGGAGGAGACATGACTGAAGACAGACTACCCCCGGAGAGACGGGGAGACAAGTCGTGGGCCAAGCGTCACATGGATGGAACCGTGACGTGGTGGGACACGAAGCAGAGGAAGTGGGTCCGAACGGACGTGATCCCGGAGGACCAGTTGATGACCTTCGATCCGGTGGAGCGGTGCCGGATCAGGGAACACAGGAGAAAGCATGAAGCACGGTGACAGGGCCAGTTTCAAGGGAGTGCCGGTCATGCTCATCAAGGCGTGCTCCGGCGGGTGCTGGATCGTGTCCCTCCTCGGGTACTTGACGTGCCAGAAGGACGGGGCTACCTTCCTGCTTGATCCATACACCAACCTCTTCGTGGCTGGCAAGGACCTGGAGGCAGAGTGCTCGCAATCACCATCGTAGAGAAGAAGACCGGAGAGACACGGGTACTGGAAGTGGAAGAGGAGGTTGAGAGTCTGCTCTCTGCCTATGAAGAGGTGGAGGGCTGGTCAGATCTGACGAGGGATGAAGACCTCCTGAATACCGTGAAGGGCTGGCTCTTCACACTGCTGGAGAGAGCAGGTGGTATCACCCCTGGGTGCAACTGTGATGCCTGCAACAGTCTCCGGGGAGGGCTCATCAACCTACTGAGGAGGAAAGCATGAAGTTCGCTGTCGCTGCGGGAGACGCATTCAGTGGGGGCATCCAACTGTACGGTCCCTTCGAGAAGGAGGTGGAAGCCGAGCAGTACCTCGGTACCTCCGGGCTGGTCCACGGCAGGGTCGTGAGGATCTGGGAGGTAGGGGCAGAGGAGAGGCAGGCCAACCTGCTGGCCGGGCTGGAGGCGGGATGCAGGAAGCAGGAAGCCACGGAGGTGCTGTCATGGCTCAAGGCAAGACTCGGGGTGTAGCCCTACCCACTCCCTACAAGATCCGCAAGGGGGGCCGGGAGTACGTCTACCACTGCTCCTCACCGGAGTGTGTGGGCAGACCAGCCCGGCTGGAGGTCAACACCCTCACCGGGCTGTGGCACTGCCTGCGGTGCAAGGCTTCCGGGCGGATCGAGGTGGGAGGGACCCCGCCCCTCCCCCTCTTGACTCCCCCTGAGTCCCAGAGGAACGTAGTTCCTGTCCCCCCTTCTCTATACAACCATCTAAGGAGTAGGGGAGTAGACCCATCCTACCATATACCCCTGTATGGACTGGTCTGGGATGGGTGGAGGGTCTGCTTCCCTGTGTCCTATGGGTACTGGAGGAGAGCAGTCTATCCTAACCAGACTCCCAAGGTACTATTTGATCCTTACCCACCGGACAGTAAGCCAGTGCTCGGAGAGCACTTACTACTGGGTAAGACAAGGATGACTATAGTAGTAACAGAGGGGGACTACAAGGCACTGTCCATCCCCCACCCCTATGTGGGAATAGGAATAGGAGGTAGTGAATTAACTAGTAATCAGGTAGACCTCTTGGTATACTGTAAACCAAGAGTAGTAGTACTTGCCCTTGACGGAGGTGTGGACATAAGGGGGGTCAAGGGGGGACTGGAAGGGCGGGGTGTCCCGGTGGCGGTGATGGACCTCCCGGCAGGGGCCGGGCCGGACGACATCCCGATGTCGGAGAGGGTAGCCCGGCTGGAGGCTGCCCTTCTGAAGGAGGGTATCTATGATCGGTAAGGCAAAGCAGATCCCGGTGAAGGAGTTCAGGTGGGGACCGATGGGTGAGGCTCGGCTGTACAAGCTGGACCCGCCCTACCCACGAGTGAAGTGGGAGTACGAGGACAGTGGGGAGACGAAGGAGAAGACGATCCCTACCGAGTTCGTGGTGGTCTCTGCCGTGTCCCACTTCACCACTGAGACGTACATCTTCCCGTCCAACGATGAAGGAGACATCATCGACTGGGGCGAGTTGGAGGGTAGCTTCCAAGGTGGCTGTGACCATGAGAGAGCACTTCAGGGGATGGGGTATGAGGTGTTGGCATGAGCTTTGACATCCTGGCCTTCGCACCCAAGCCTCCGACCATCCGCAGGAAGACAGCCAGTACGGGTAGTCTGTCCGAGCACCTCAACAGTGTGCTCCGTAACCTCCCCACTGTGGACCCCGAGGAACTGGTGGAGTACGCCTCCTTCTTCGGTGACCAGGCCCGGTGGTCCTTCCTGAGACAGATCGGACAGGAGAGGCAGGAGTGGAGACTGAGACCCTCGGATCAGAAGTGCAGTCGTCAGTCATGGTACAAGCGAATGGGGAAGGAGGAGATCGCTGACACCGGGAAGTTTGGCACCTTCCTCTTCGGTGACGTGGCTGAAGCCTTCGCTGTCACCATCCTGCACATCGCCGGAGTGGACGTGGTGGATTACCAGACCCAGGTGACCATCCCGACAGGGCTGAAGGAGGACACCTTCGGTACTACTGACCTCCTCATCAAGTGGGGAGGTCACCTCTGGCTGGTGGACGTGAAGAGCGCCTCGTCCTGGTCCTTCGAGAAGGCGCAGGCTGGACTGGTGGACGACGCCTTCGGCTACAAGAAGCAGATCAAGACCTACCTCATGGCCCCTGAACTGATGGCTCTGGGGGTGGATCGGGGAATGCTGCTGTTCTTCAACAAGGAGACCGGCAGGCAGTTCTGTGAAGTCCCCGTCCCTCCACCCACCACTGCCGAGATCCAGGAGTGGAAGACCCACTGCAAGACGGTCATGGGAGACACTGAACCGGACCGCCCGGTGTGGGCGATCACGGACCTCCGACCTAGACTCAAGGTACTGGAACTGGCTGACGTGAGGTGCAGGTACTGTCCCTTCATCCACACCTGCTGGGGTGAGGGCTGGGAGGAGGAGACACCGGGAGGTAAGAAGTGGCGGAAGAAGGCTTGAGCTTCTATGACCACACCTGTGAACTCTGTCCCCTTCACGAAGGAAGGAGGCACGTCTGCATACCGGGGAGAGGAGATCCGAATGCGGAGATCCTTCTCCTCGGTCAGGCTCCGGGAGGAGTAGAGGATGCCACTGGCTCGCCCTTCGTAGGTCCTGCCGGGAGGATACTGGACAAGGCCCTCGAACTAGCGGGGCTGGAGGGCAAGGTCTATATCGACAACACCGTGAGGTGCTGGCCTCCTGGTGACAGGGAGCCCAACCACAAGGAGGTGAAAGCCTGCTCCAAGTACACCTTCGAACTCTTGAAGGTCATGCCGAACCTGAAGGTCGTCGTGGCTCTGGGGAACGTGGCCATGAAAGCCCTCAAAGCCCCCGGGGGTATCACTCGACATAGAGGGACTCCGAAGCCGAAGGTGCTAGGCGGGAAGACGCTCATTGTCCTTCCCGTCTACCATCCGGCCTATGTCCTACGGAACCCTCCTGCCGGGGATCTCTTTCTCTCCGACTTGAAATCGGTAGAGAAGCTCCTCTACCCGGAGGATGAGACACCAGTGAGGGTGAAGAAGCAGACGAAGGATATGCTGGTGTGGACGAAGAAGATGTCCACCGATGTCGTGTCCTTCGACTTGGAGACCACGGGTCTTGATCCTGACAAGGGGTGTATCCGCATGGTCTCCTTCCACTCCACGGGTGCGAAGAGAGTCCACCCCATGGTCTACGTCTCCAACCACCCGCTCTTCCTCATGCACCTTCGGGAGTTCCTTGTCTCGGACCGGGCGAAGGTGGTCCACAACCTGGCCTTCGAGGGGCTGTGGGCAGAGCGTCACCTCGGTGTCGAGATCAACAACGTGGTCGGGGACACCATGCTGCTGGCATGGCGGGATGACGAGAACCTCCCCCACAACCTGGGTGCGGTGGCTGCCCGCTTCTTCCCGGACCTCGCCTCCTACAAGCTGGACAGTGAGGCGGCACTGGAGAGCGGGGAGACCTGGGGCTCCATCCCGGAGAGCACACTGGCCCGGCGGTGTGGGCTGGACGCCAAGGCTACGGCATGGCTCTACGCTGAACTGGCTGCGAAGCTGGGGCCAGAGGTGATGAAGATCCACCGGGAGGTAGACCTGCCCATCGCTCTGGCTGTAGCGAGGATGGGTTCCCGTGGCTTGAGGGTGAACGTGCCTGCCCTCCTCGACCTCGGCAAGCTGTACGAGCAGGAGAAGAAGAAGGCTGAGAAGGCAGCGAAGAAGGTGGGGATTACCTGTGACCTCGGGTCCACGGTGCAGTTGGCTGACAACCTCCTGACTCTCGGCATCGACACCGGGATGTGGGGCAAGCCTCATGCCCGGACAGGGAAGAGGCAGATGTCCACCTCTGACGAGGCTCTCCGCAATCTGGTGACCGAGTGCCCGGACGGGAAGAAGTGGGCTGATCCCATCCTCCGATGGCGGGAAGCTGAGAAGCTCCTCTCCACCTACGTCCATGGTATGACCCAGAGACTGGTGGGAGATATGCTCTACTCCCGCTTCCGGTTCCCTGGTACGGTGACGTGGAGACTGTCCTCCTCTGACCCCAACCTACAGAACCTGCCGATCCATACGGATCTGGGTAAGGACTACAGGAAGATCTTCATCTCCCGCTACCCAGAGGGGAGGATCGTCAGTGCTGACTACTCGCAGGCAGAGCTTCGGGTACTGGCTTCCCTCTCTGGTGATCCGGTCATGTGTGAAGCCTACTCCCAAGGGAAGGACATCCATGGGCTCACGGCACGACAGGTGTACGGGGATGGCTTCGACAAGGAGCAGAGGGCCAAGGCGAAGAACACCAACTTCGCCATGATCTACGGTGCCTCTGCCCCCAAGCTCTCGGAGATGCTGAGGATCTCTCTGGAAGAGGCCAAGGCTCTGGGGGAGGGGTTCAAGAAGACTTTCCGCCGGGCCTGGGCCTTCATGCAGGAGCTTCAGGAGACTGCCGAGACGACCGGCGTGGTGACGGCTGAGCCCTTCAAGGTAGCCCGGCACCTGCCCGTGGTGGAGAGCAGGCTGGAGCGGGCTGAGAACGCCCGGCAGGGGGCCAACTTCCCCATCCAGCACCTCGCCTCCATGCTGACCTTACTGGGTCTGGTGGAAGCAGAGAAAAGACTTGCAGGCAGTGAGAGTAGTGTGGTATGCTGTGTCCATGACGAACTCGTGGTGGACACACCGGGCGACGGAAGAGAGGTCGGACGAGTCCTCCGCGAAGCCATGCTCTCGGCGGTCGAGAGCCAGCCCTGGGTCACGGTACCCTTCGCTGTAGACGTGGCTATCGGAAAGAACTGGTATGATCTGGAGGAGGTGGATGGCTAGGAAGAAGCAGGAAGTGGAAGTGCTGGCAGCGAAGTTGAAGCTGCCGAGAGGAGCGGGGCTCTGGAAGTTCCAAGCTGCCATCCCCTACTCCTACCAGCGGAAGTGGATGTGGCTGCGAAGCATCAAGGGAATGAAGACAGCCGATCTGCTGGCCGCTGTCATCGACGAGATCGTGAAGAAGCATGGCCTCAAAGAAGAAGACTTCCAGTGAGGCTGACGCCTCAACGACTGTCACCATTGAACTGTGGGGCAGTCTGAAGATCGAAGGGAACATGGCTGGGTGCAAGGTGTCACTCAGTCGTCCAGTCCTCCCCGGTGAGACGGTGGAGGAGTGTCTTACGAAGTTGATTGCTACGGAAGGAAAGGCCCTACAGAGTGGTGTGAACAAGGCGTTCAACCACCTGGGCTACGACGACGTAATCACGGAGGAGTAGTATGGACATGGTGTACGAAGACCCCCGCCCTCGCACTCGGAGCACGGCACGTCGAGAAGAGATCAAGGCTTTCCTCGACGCCAAGCCTGGTACCTGGGCACGGATCGGGAAGGGGCAAGTGTCGCACTGGAAGAAGACCTTCGGAGCAGAGTACGAGTTCTGCACCCGTACCCTTGAAGGGGAGCAGGTGGTGTACGGTCGGAAGCTGGGTACCATCGCTGCGGCGGTCCCCGCTCCGAAGAAGTCGAAGTCGAAGTCGTAGTTCTCTCCTTGTGCCGCTCCCTCGGTGAGTGCCGGGGGAGCGGTCCTCTTACCAGAGAAAGGTACCTATGAGTTTCAGACAGTTCGTTGACACGGTTGCTTCGCAGAACCAGCGCACGGGTGGTGACTTCCTGAAGATGTCGGACGGGCCGAACATCTACCGGCTCTTCCTCTTCAAGGACATCGACGGTCTCTCTCCGGGGCTCTCCTTCTGGCAGCACTGGGTAGACCGGAAGAGCCACGTCTGCCAGCCCAAGACCTTCGGTACCGGCGAGTGCTCCACCTGCCGGGAGTCCGAGCTTCTCCGTGACTCCGACAAGGAGCGTGCCCGCAGCATCGCCGCTCGCCCGGCTGCGTGGCTGGTGGCCATGCCGAAGGACCTGGAGACGTGCGGCATCCTCGCCGTCACCGGCAGCACCATGGCCAAGATCCTCACCGCCGTGGCGCAGGTCGGTGGATGGTCAGGAGAGGAGGAGTGGGGCGATCCCGAGTTCCTCGCCTGCATCGACAAGGGCCAGCCCCAGTGCTTCGGTGAGGAGGCTCGTGACCTCATCATCACCAAGAACAAGGGAGGGGCTCCGAAGGATATGTACAAGGTGCGCTTCACCCAGAACAAGGGGAAGAAGCGTACTCCTGCTTCCGTTCTCAACCTTCGGGAGATCTTCACGAAGGTGAAGGATGTCGAGAGCGGAGAAGAGCAGAAGCCGGTGAAGACCAAGGCCAAGACACCGGCTACCCGTCGTGTTGTCAAGAAGGGTAAGTAACCATGTGTTGGAAGATCACCTGGAAGGCTCCTGCTGGGCACACTGACAAGGATCAAGTCCTTGCCACGTTGAAGAAGAACCCCGGACGGTGGGCATTCCTGAAGACGTACAAGGGACCGTGGGGTGCTGGGGCCATGAAGTCCCAGATGAAGAGGAAGTACCCTGACTACGAGTGGGAGGCCATCAGCAAAGGAAAGACCTCCGATCTGTACGCACGCTACAAGGAGGACTAGTGCCCGAACGGTACGAGTACGATTACTCGTTCCAGTCAGAGGTACTCCATCTTTCCATTCGTAATGGTACTTTCCTCAAGCAGACCCGGGGTGTGCTGGCGTCGGAGAGGTTCTCCGATCCATGCCACCGCATCATCGCCGGGCTGGTGCTCGACTACTTCGACAAGCAGGGCAGGCCCCCCAGTCAAGGGGTGCTGAACGAACTGCTGAGGACTTCCCTCTCTGGTAAGAAGGGCTCGGTGGGGCTCACGGCAGTACGCCGGAGCCTCACCGACGTTCTCTCTGCCGAGAACGTGGACCCTGACTATGTGGGTGCCACGGTCAGGGAGTTCGCTGCGAGGAGTCAGGCCACACTTCTGCTAGGGCAGGCCCAGGAGTACTTCGAGACTGGAAGATACGAGGAGTTCCGGGAGGAACTGGACAAGGCTTTCATGCTCCGTCACCCGGAGCCTGCCGCTGTACGGTACAGCGTAGGTGTGGAAGAGAGACTGGCTTCCTACAAGGGAGGTTTCCACAAGGTCAACCCACTGCCCACGGGAGTGGAGAAGCTGGACAACTACCTCATCGGTGGTCTGGACCGTGGAGAGATGGGTGTCGTACTGGGGCTCCGTGGTACAGGGAAATCACACACACTCATCCACTTCGGAGCGACCGCTCTGGATGCCGGGAAGAAGGTCTGGCACGTCACGTTGGAGATGGGCCTCCACTCCTGCTTCCGGCGGTATGACCAGAGGTTGGCCCGGATGCCTGACAAGGAACTGGCTGAGAAGGCCGGGAAGGTGGCCAAGAAGCTCAAGGAGAAAGACCTCTCCCTCTTCTGGTACCCGACCAACCGGCTCACCGTCAGTCAGATCCGGTCCATGCTGTCCCGACTGGGGAAGCCTGATCTCCTTGTCGTGGACTACGCTCGCCGGATGCGTCCTGACTGTGCCGGTGCGTCCCGGTGGGAGGAGATCGCTGATACCTACTGTGCCCTCCGGGACCTGGCTGTGGAGTTCGATATCGGAGTGTGGACTGCTGCTCAGGTGAACCGGCAGGCATACCAGAAGACGCAGAGTGAAGGTGATGTGATTACGCAGGAGCATCTATCAGAGTCAATCGGTATTGCTGACTCTGCTGACGTGATTATCTCCTTCAACCAGACCCGTGCCGAGAAGGATCTCGGTATGGCTCGTCTCTGGCTGGACAAGGGACGAGAGGGCGAGGACAAGAAGGAGGTCGAAGTGCGAGCAGACTGGAGGATCTCATTACTGCAATAGACCAGCAGGACTGGCGGGCAGGCTACGCTGAGGGTGTGAAGGCACCCATCGGTGCTCGTCTACCCGAAGGATGGTGTGAGTGCCCCTACTGGCATGGCTGGGAGTGTGGCCAGAGGAAGAAAGAACTCACCGACAGGGAGGTGGTCATTGGTCGCAAGCCTTAGTGCGACACAACGTACTCTCCGTGCTCTCCGGGAGAGGGGGCTGGTCTGCGATATCGTGGAGAGGTGGATACAGAGACCTGGCTTCGGGTTCAGGAAAGACCTCTTCGGGATCATCGACCTCATCGCCCTCGGACCAGAGGGTGTCATCGGTGTGCAGTCATGTTCCACAGACCTGGCTGCACACCTGAAGAAGATCACGGAGGATTGCTACGAGAGTACAGTGAATTGGCTCCGTACTCCAGGCTGTACGCTGGAACTCTGGGGCTGGCGGAAGTTGAAGGTGAAGCGTGGAGGCAAGGCCATGACATGGGCACCACGAGTTATCACCTTCGGTCTTGACAACGGAAAGCTGGTATGGGAAGAAAAGTAAGGGACTTACTGACCTCCCTCCTCAGTGAGGCTGAGGACATTCACACCAATCTGGTGTGGATACTGGAAGAGATCCGAGAAGTTACGCAGACCTCAAAGGAGGTTGACAAGGTACTTGATCCTCCTCCTGTCGAGCTGGAGGGTCCGGGGCTGCGGGAGGCGGCGCGGGCTGTGATTGCGGAGTCGGAGGTGTACGCGCGCAACGTCACGACCGATCAGGACGGGCGCGTGTATCGTCAGTTGGCGATCACCGAAGACGCCCTCGACGCCCTCCGCGCCGCGCTCGCCCGGGAGGAGGAGCCCAACTGGGATGCTCTGGCTCAGATGGCCGTGCGTGATGCCAACGCAATCATCAACCGCGCCGAGAAGGCCGAGCGGGAGCGGGACGAGTACAAGCTCGCCGCCGAAGCGGAGGCGCACGCCCGGGACGAGGCGGCGCGGGAGCGAGACGCCGCCCTCGCCGAAGCGAAGGCCCTCCGGGAGCGGCTGGAGGGACTGCGCGAGGAACTGCTGGACAGCGATGCCGAGGGTTGGCGGGAGGAGGACTTCCCGCGCATCGCCTCCCTCCTCTCTTCGCCCGCCCCCGAGAAGGGGACGGAGGAGGCGACGCGATGAGCACTCCGAAGCCGAAGCGTGCCGATGTCGAGGCCGTCGCCCGGGAGATGGAGCGTGAAGGGGACTGGCTTGCATTCATGTACGAGAAAGGATGGGACCACGAGTACCAGCGCGACGTGACTCTTGCCGCCCTCCGACTCCTCCTTCGCCGGAGGGATCGGGTGATCCGGGACATGGTCACCGAAGCAGAATGCGGATGGATGGAGCGGGGGCAGGACGCCGTTGAAAGGATCAATGACGCCCCGGTAACCCCGAGTGAACTTAGGCTCAACGAGATCCTGAACATCAAGGCCGAGTATGACCGAGAGCGGCGGGGCCGAGGGAAGGGGAAGTGATGCGGGTATCCACGTTCCTTGGACTTGTGGCTGGCGTGACCCTTGGCACCAGCATTCTCACGAAGAACCTTGTGCTTCTTCTTGTCGGGAATGTCGCACTGCTCGTTGGGCTAGGGATGGCGCTATACGATGAAGGGAGGAAGTGATGCCGAGCGGATGGGCGTTGAAGAAGGCCAACTGGTATTGGGAGAACATCAGTGGCCGTCCGCATTACAAGTCGGATCCGCGTGGTGGGGACATCGAGTGCAACGGTCTGACACCTGGAACGTGGGGAGGTGTGCAGCTATCACCATGCCCGTGGTGCCTTGAAGACAGGAATGCCCTCGCTCTCCTCCTCGACTCCGTGGTGGCCGAGGAGCGGGAGCGGTGCGCGAAGGTGGCCGAATCAATCCTGTGCGTAGGGATCAACGATGGGCTTCTCATCGCCCGGCGCATCCGGGAAGGGGGTGGCCGATGAAGTGTGAACGATGCAACGGCATGGGGTGGGAACTCATCGTCCGGGATCTCACGCGAGAGTGCCCCGCCTGCCACGGCACCGGGGACGTGCCCGCCCCGCCCGCCGAGGTCTGCCCCTCATGCCGAGGGGAGCACCCGTACTGCTCCCACGGCTGCCACGCCCCGCCCGCAAACTGTCAACCACCTACTAATCCGACACCGATTAGTAGTGACTACGAGGAGATCGTTGAGCGGTCGGTGGACCACGCCCACAAGCACACGATGATGGCTGCGCCATACGGGGATGACCCGCAGGACTACGAGGTGCGCGACCTCGAAGCCGCCGCCCGCGAAGCCTGCCGCCTCATGGACGAGAGGCACGCCAAGGAGATCGAGGGGCTGAAGCGATCACTCACAGAAGCCCGCGAGTGCGCCGCGCGAGCGGTGCTCGTGGAGAGCGAGGAGATCGAGAGGCTGCGGGGGCTCATCCGTCACTACAAGTCCGCTTACTTCGGTGGAGTGCCACGCTCCGAGTTGACCGAGCAAGCGGAGATTGACTTGATGGACATGACCGACGCCACGCTCGGGAAGGAGGAGTGATGTGTGACGTAGCTGGATGTAGTAACAAGCCGGGGCAGGGGAAGTTCGATACGCTCAATGTGTGTGCCCCGTGTGCCCAGTACCTCCGTACTGGAAAGGTCGGGCCTACGGACTCATTCCTTGCGAAGATAGCCTCCCCCGCCGTCCGCGAGGTCGTGGAGGCGTGGAAATACCGCAGGGCCGTGCTCACGGGGGTTCCGGCACTGCCCCAGGGGACAGACTCCTGCGAAAGTTTTATCCTTCTGTTCGAGGCCCTCGACCGGCTGGCGAAGGAGGTCCAAGAGTGAAGCTCAAGATCCACATTGACCAGACGGTGAAGGGCAAGTTCAACTTTCGTGTCTACGATATGGACGTACCAGCCTCTCAGAAGGTAGTGAAGCTCCACGAGGAGATGGGCCTCCTGAGTATAGACGAGGCCATCGACGCCCTGAGAAATTGGTACCACGAGAGGTGGCAAGAAATAGAGGACAAGCTGTTGGAGCAAGCCATATCTCGAAAGGAGGGTCCGTGCAAGTAATCGGCTGGACCATGCTTGAAGATAAGTATGGCAACATCAATCTCAGGAAGGAGGCAATCTCACACTCGGCAGGAACCTGGACAACGGCAGTAGCTTTCATCTGTGACGTGGAGTTACACCTCTCACGCCATGCGAAGCTCTCCCTGTCCGAAGCAGTGAAGAAGTTGTCAGAAGATCTCCTGACTCTCTCGGAGTTCTTCAAGAAGGAGAGGCCGTGATACTGACAGCAGACATCGGGGCTAAGTTCCTCATCAGGGACTACCGGCAGAAGTGGATCGACGGAGTGTACCGAACCATTGGCCATCGCAAGCAGGAGGTGCTGGTCCTTACCTCCACCCCATGGCCCGGCTACCACCCGTGGTGGGTGAAGATGGCTATGTTCGACCCCAACAACTTCCCCCCCAACGAGGTGGTGTACTGGGTCGATCTGGATGTGGTCTTCCTGAAGGACTTCGGAGGACTCATGGACGCCATGGACCGGGTAGCCTACGAGACAGGTGCCCCCATCGTGTCCATCCGGGACTTCCATGTACCGAACCAGAACAACGGCTCCCTCTACCGTATCGACCGTGGCCGTCCGGCCTTCGACAAGTTCTACGCTGAACACCTCATGGGGTTCTCCCCTCCCCCGGAGGGACTGTTCCCTACCGGAGACCAGCAGTGGCTGACGAAGAACGCCATGGAGTACATGGCATTCCTGGATGACCGCTGGACGTGCTCCTACAAGGCAGCCAAGGAGCCGGAGAAGTGGTTGCAGGGTAGGCGGAATGACCCGAAGCTCGCTTCACTTCTTGTCTTCCATGGAAGGCCCATGCCTCACGAGGTAGCGGAAGACCCGCAGGCTTTCCTGCACGACGAGGTGTTGGAGAACTGGTAAGAGAAGGGGGCGGGTTGTTGAAGGGCTAGGAAGGAAATCGGTTAGAGGGAATTGTACCCGCCCCCGGTAGTCTCTACTTCTTCCGGTGCTTGAAGTACTCCACCTGCCGCAGTCGCTTCTCGGCGGCTGCCTTGGTGGGGTACGGACCCCCGAGGTTCTTCCCGGTCTCGGAGGTCACCTTGTACCCGCCCTTCACCTTACGGATCACGATCAAACCCTCCTTTCATCCAGAGGCCCCTGGTTGGCCCCAGGATCGCTCGGAGGGGGTACCCCGCTGGTGTCGTAGCGGCCTGCCCCTGAAAAGCGATCCTGGGCCATCCTGGAGCGTCCTACGGGGTTCCTGTCGTGGGAGTCGGGGTCTTGTTCAGGGTGGCGTCGAGAGTCGTGTCCACCGTGGGGTCGGTCCTCTGTTCCACACCGTCGTTCTGACCGATGGAGACGATGATGAAGCCGGAGGAGTTCATGGCTCCCGTCTTGGTGTCACCCTGACCGGGGCCACGTCCACCACCGGCAGTGGGGTCGGTCGTGGTACCACCCGTACCCGCACCTGTCTCTCCCTCACTGGTCCTCGTACCGGCAGCGAAGCCGATCACCTTCCCTGACTCGTCGTAGATCGGGACTGCTTCCTCGGAGCCGGAGGCATTGTTGGTGATGCTCCCCGTCTGGAAGACGGTCCGCTTGTCATGGTAGGTGATGGAGCAGGACGCCACCACCGCAGCGATGAGAAACACGGGAGCCACCTTCGCCACCCCCTGTCGAAGGAAGATGATGCTGAACCCGGCGAAGAGCGCGGTGATGAGTTCGGCAAGAGAGATCTCCTGTGCGAAGTACGCACCACACGCCGTCAGCATACCGGCGAGAGCGGTCCACAGAGTCTTCTGCTTCCACCACATGACTACCCCTCCTTCCGTTCCAGGAGCAGGATCTGGGTCTTTGCCAGTTCCGCGATCTTGTGGGCGTGGTTGTAGATCCACGTCAGGGTGTCCGACTCCGACACCGGGAAGTCCGCTGTGGCGTAGTCCTTCAAGGACTTCAGCAGACTACCCATGGTGTCGAACATCTGGGTCACTACGTCCATACATCCCTCCTAGTGCTCACCAGGCTTACGGAGCTTCAGGTGTACGAGTACCTCCCGTACATTCACCTGCGTCCCTTCAGCCAGTGCTTCCAGCTTCTCTTGACTCTCCCGTATCTCCTTGAACTCCTTGGCCGCAGTGGCACAGTGATGAGTACAGTGTGTCTCGATCCTGTCAACCCTGCGGTCCAGAGCTTCGTGGAGTTTCATGTGCCCCCGTATGAGTCTGTGTGCTGCGGCAAGGAGTCCCATACAAGCACCCCCAATGACAACCAAGACTTCCCACCATGTAGCCAGGAACTCTTTCATTCTATTCTCCTCGGGCAGCACGACGAGTGCTCTCGATCTCAGACCGTATCCACTTCACCACCTCTACGAAGTCTTCCCTGTACCCTTCAGACAGTTCCTTCTTTGCACCGCTGGAACGGGAATGGTTACGGCCCAGATTGATGAGAGCGTTTCGGAACTTCTTCTTTTCCACGTTGGCGATAGCGGAGAGCTTCTGCATCTCCACCTCGGGGTTGTACTGGTTGATAGCCACACCCAGCAGCACATCCCCGATGGTAGTCAGCGTACCGACCTCCTGACCGTATCGGTTCTTCCCCGTCTCGATGAGTTGGAGGACCTTTCTCATGGACCGACCGGCCATCCACGAGGGGAGGAGTTGCTCGGCAGCCGCCTTCAGCCGGGCCGCGTCGTCGTCACTGCCAATGATGGCACGGATGGGACTGTCGAAGAAGGCGTTGTGTCCGATGAGGGCAGTGATGGCCCCCAGTTCTGGGGACAGCCAGAGAGGGCGACCGACACGGAGAACGGACTCCAGGAACCCTTCCTGCCCCTCGTAGCTGCTGTTCTCGATACCAAGGCTGCGGATGATGTCAGCACCGGGCATCATCCACGAGAGGTCCACGAAGGAGGGCATACCCTCATCGTCGTGTCCGAGGATCACCGTCCAGCCACCGTACTTCCGGGAGAGGTCAGCCCGTACCGCATCGGCTGTGGGGTCCACGATACCGAGGGCGTTGGAGGTCATCTCGAAAGCCTTCGGCAGGGAGAGGTAGGTCAGGAGCCGGGAGGGGTGACGCTGGAGGGCATAGGACAACCCCTTCAGGGTCTCGGCAGTGAACCGGGTGAAGGCTCCGAAGCCTGGCGTGTTGGAGAGCTTCTTCACGAAGGGGCTCACCAGTCCGTAGTGGGGCATGATGTTGTGGACTTCGATGGCCGCCTCGCTGTACTTCTTCCCCTTGCTCACCTCCTTCAGCCACATGGCGAAGCGGAAGACGGCATCCTCAGAGCCGTAGACATCGGAGGCGAAGCGCCGGGCAGCGGCCTGTCCACGTAGCAGGGCACCGGAGTACTTGTTGGCTTGCAGGGCTTCCATGAGGGCCGAAGGGGAGCCGACCTTGCCCTCCCGGATGAGGGCGTTCATGCCCAGTTCCCACTCACCGATGCTGGACTTGCAGATGCCCAGCTTCACCGCCCTCTCCCACATGGGAGACTGGTCGATCATCTCCTTGAAAGCCTGCTTGTAGAACTTCAGGTTGTTGGGGTTCCAGACAGCGCAGCCTCCCAGAGCGGAGAAGAGGGCATTACCCATGATCTGTCGTCCGTGGGCTCTGGGGTCAAGAGTGGTCTTGCCCTCCTTCCACAGACCACGGAACTTCATGTACCACCGCTTCGCCGTCTCCGTCCACTTCCAGCCATCCTTGGTGGTGGTCAGGGCGATCTGGTCTTCCAGTACGTCGAGGATCTCACGATTGATGTACCGGCCACGGAGGTCACCCCACACCGCGTTGTCCGGGATGTAGTGGACCTGATCCTCCGCGATGCCAAGGATCTCCGCAGCCTTCTCCTTGGTCATCTTCACCGCGTTCCCGGTGTCGTCCACGAACCCTCCGGGAGCGGTCCAGCGGGTGTGGTTGGCCACTCCGGCGAGGAAGTCATGCTTGGCTACGTTGGCCCAGCCACGGGCGATGGTTTCCTCTGCGGAACCCTTGAGGTCGAGGATCTCCCCCAACTGCTCACGGTACGCCTTGGCCATGTCGTCCCCACCACCGACCTGGGAGAGCCAGCCATCCCCCCAGTCATCGACGTTGTGGAGAGCACGGTTGTTGTCGAGGTGCTGGAGGAAACCATCCCGTGCCGTGGTGTCCTTGAACTTCACCCAGAGGTTACCGGGGTTGTCCTTGCTGAAGATGAAGGGGTTACCCTTATCGTCAGTGATGATGTTCCTCCAAGTACCAGAAGCCTTCAGTGCTGCCTCAGCGTCTTCCTTCGGCATCTTCAGTCGGACGAAGGGCTCATCCGTCCGGGCGAAGATCTCATCCATCATGGCCTGACGCTGGGCAGGTGAGAGCTTGCGGTACTTCGGATCGAAGATGCACTTCCGAATACCTTCACTGTACTCATTCATCACCCCACCGGAGACCATGCGGCGGTCGCCCATGGCCTTCTGGAGGGCAGTAAGCTCATCACTCACACGGCGCACGGCACGAACCTGATCGGGCCGGAGACGGGCTTCGAGAGCCTTGGCCGACCGCTCTCCAAGCTGCTTCAGGTGGGGCTGGGTCTGGTACTTCCATGCGTCCAGCAGGAGGGCTCCGTTGGAGAGATCCTCTGCCGTCCACTTCCTCATGCCCTTGGTGGCTCCTGCCGCCTTGGCTGCGGCGTACTGTTTCCCGCCGTGCAGACCGATGAGGAGTTCGAGGGTGGTGGCGTCATCACGGAAGCGGGCAGGCATGGAGGCGAAGGTCTTGTAGACTCCATGGAGCGCACGCTGGAGGCGAGGAGTGTGGGAGAGCGCCTGTCGGATCTTCTTACCGGCGTAGCCGAGGGCCTTCTCATAGAAGAGAGCGTCCAGCTTCTCGACCATCCGGGAGATTGGATCACCAGCGGTCCTCTGGATTTGCCGTGCCAACTCGAAGATGTCAGGACCGGAGTGGAGCATCTCGATGTCCATCCCCTTGGCCTTGGCATGACCCTTGAGGAGTGCATGGACACGGGCAAGCTGCTCGTTGTTCAGTTCATGGAAGGAGGTGTCGAACATCCTCTGGCTTATCTTCTCGGGGTTCATCCCGAGACCGTCAGCCATGAACCGAGACTCCTCGAAGAGAACCCGGGACCTCTTCTCCACGGGGTCGGTGGTGTCCACTGCCTTCGGCTTGGTCAGCTTCACCTTCCCCATTTCCCTGGCCTTCTCAGCGGCCTGGAGAGCAGCCAGAGCCACCTTCTGCTCAGCCACGGCATCCGCGAGTCTCTCCTCCACCTTGCTCCGGGCGAGGATGAGGTCACCCAGAGCGTCCTGGTGGAGGGAGTCAGCAGCCTCCAGTGCCTCCCTGAGCTTCGCTGCCTCGTCCGGGCTACGGGCCTTGAGGAGAGCCTCGTAAGCCTCGGAGACCTTCTTCGCCTCGTCCACCGACCGCCCCGCAGCGTCCCGGTAGGTGTGGAGGAGATCCTCCATGTCCTCCGGGAGAGTTGACCCACCACCCTTGTGGGGCTTACCGAAGTGGGTGTGGGCCATCTCGAAGTTGTCGGTCACCTCGTCCATGCTGTACTCACGAGTGGCATGGGCACTGTTGAAGATGTTCCTCTCCTCGGTTGTAGGGGCGTGGGAGTAGGGCCGGGAGGTGGCGACCAGAACCCGCTTGCCCTTCTTGCCCTTACCTTCGATGACCGGAGGGGTGGTGACGACATCCTTGATAGTCTTTGTCTCGGTAGGAGAAGTGGTGACCACTTCCTTCAGGGACTTGGACTCAGGCTTCGGAGTTACAACGGGAGGTGTCTCGGTAGCGGTCACTACCTCCTTCAGGGACTTCTTGCTCTTCTTGGCTGGAGCACTCGGAGTCTCCAGGTAGTAGAGTCCGTCCTCCCCCCGTCGGTAGGTCTGATAGGTAGCCTTCTTCCCCTTACCGATGGTTACACTAATGTAGTTATCACCAGAGGAGGTACCATGCTCAATGGTCTCCCCTAGCTTATTCAACTCCTCGACGGTCTTCCCAGGACCAGAGACAGGAACCTCAACTTCTTTGACTGCCTTCGGAGCTACAACAGGAGGAGAGGTCACTACCTCCTTGACGGTCTTCTTATCCTTCGGGACAGTGGGAGCCTTCTTCTTACGTCCCTTCTTCACCACCTCCTTCAGGGACTCCGGTGCTCCACTAGGGAGAACAAGACCCTGCCGGTCATACTTCTGGGTACCAACAATAGGATTGGGATTACGCTCCAACCAGTCAGGGCGGGTAGCCGCAAAGTCGTTAGGAATTTTACGAACGATAAGGGAGTCATGTTCGTAGGCAAACAAATCCCTTATGTCATTCACTGGCTTTGGGTCTTCAAATGAATAGCGAGTATGCAATTCTCTGTGGAGACCGCTCTCTATTCCTCGAACGTATCTCTGGTCAAGACGATGGAATGTAGCTTTACCAGTGCCGGGTTTCTTGACCCCCTGATTGCTGAATACGACCACAGTCGCTCCGCGTACCTCACCAACACCACCGTATTGTCGTGCATAGGGCATAACAAAGCCATCGTAACCATTATCACGAGCAAACTCGGCCCAAGCCCTATAGTTATCATGTGTCACTGGAGATGATGGGTGGTAGACAAGAAACTTACCATTCAAATCAACTTTAATAATACGAGCATTTTCTTGCTTTCCTTTGTACACTTCCTGGGCGTAACGACTTGCTGTCTCTGGGTCCGTTGTTAGATAAATACCCGGTCCCTGCTCTCCGTGGCTCCCTGGTTTCCAAGTGAAGAAATCAAAGTCTGTATCGGCGGCAGTCCCATGAAAGAATGCTCGTCGCTGTGGTTGTGGCCGACGCACACCACTTAGCAGCTTGTCCGTCTCGGCCAGTGCCGCCTGCTCCCCCTTCTCCATCTCGGCCACCACTGCCCGGGAGACGGACTCCACCACCTCGTCTGACTCGTCAGCAACCTCCTCCAGCGTATTCAGCACCAGCCCGTCGTCGTTCTTGGTGGCCCGGGAGAGAACGTCCTCGGCCCGCTCAGCAGAGCGGGGGTCTGTGCTCCGTAGAAGCCGGTTGAGTGTGCCTCCCATGGGTTCAGGGGAAGGCTCACCCTTTCCGATGAGACGCCGGAGAGTCATCTCATCAGGCTCAGGGGTACCCTCACCCAGAGAGAAACCAGCATGGCGGCGACGGAGTTCAAGGAGTTCCGAGAAGGACTCCGCACCGCTCGGCCTCTCGGAGGGACCCAGCACACTGTCCACCAGCCGTTGCTGAACACCGGGGTGCTCGACGCTCACACGGGTGGGTCGTTGAGCAGGAGGTCGGATAGGGATCAAGGAGGCGTCGTCCAGAACCTCTTCTCCTGCCTCCGCAGCCGTCGAGCGTAGGCCGCTGGGCGTCGTGGGACCGCCACGCTGGAGAGACGCCCGAAGCTGTGAGGGAGTAAGGGCTGGAGAAGGCCCCTCCACACGCCTCCGCATGGCTTCCAGAGGGGAGACGTAGCCCACGCCCCGGGGCTCGAAGCGTCCAGCCAGAGCCTCCTCGAAGCCGGGCTGGGGAGGGTTTACCCGTGCGACTCCCGGAGCCGCCGGGCGAGTGGGAAGGGCACGAACAGACCGACCACCAGCAGAGGGAGCAGGCAGGTTCTTGACCCCCCTCCGTAGGTGTGTGGCGTAGCCCTCACGGAAGGTGGAGGCGATGTTGTTGAAGATGGAGGACGGGGGCTGATGACCAGAGGCACGGTAGACAGCCTTCCCGAACTCCTCGACAGCCTTGGCCTTCGCTCCCTTGAGACCAGTCTTGACGACCAGACCTCTGAGCATCCTGCCAAAGTCATCGAGAGCACTGGTAGCAGCACCACCGAAGGGGAGGAGTTCAAGACCACCGAGGATGCCCTGCTTCTCTGCCCAGGCGATAGCATCAGCTACTGCCTTCATCTCGTTCGGATTAAGGGCGGAGCTAATGAAGTTCTCAAATGGGCTACTGTAGGGCTCCTCTGATGGCGACCCGAGGACAGGCGCATTGATGGTTCTGTCAGGAGACTGTGACAATGTTGAATATGGAATGGAGTGCCGTTCCACAAACCCCTTGATCGGGTCTACGATCTGCTCCTTGAAGGGCTGTACGAAGAAGGCATGAGCCATACCTCCCAGCTTCTGGGTGCCTTCGAGAGCCGTCTCACCCAGCCTCTGGAGGAAGCCCTTGCGGTCCTCTGCCTCCTTGGCCCGCTTCATCTCGGACTGCTGGGCCATGGCCTGCTCGACGTTCCCAGCGTACTCCAGCACCTCCTTCTCGCCAGACCAGCCTTCGTACATGGACTCGTACTCGGGCGTCCCCACGAACCCCTCGACCTCACGGGAGACCTTGGCCTCGTCGGGGGCCTCCTCCACCCCGTGGCTGCCGGAGGTGATGGACTTCCATCTGGAGGAGACGAGGTGCTTCGCCAGCATCTGGTTGAAGATCCCCCGAAGGTGCTGTTCGGTCGGCTCACTCCAACGACGGTACGGACGACCGGACGACCCTTCCTCCCCCTCTTCGGCTACTGCCGTGGTGGTACCAGCCTCATCCTCGGCGTCTACCCGGGCCTTGATCTCCTCCCATGCACTCTCGGCCTGCGAGGTGGAGCGGAAGCGGGGCATTACTCATCCTCCTCACGCATGAACTTTGGCATGATCGAGGCCCGAGCTTTGTTGGCGGCCTGGATGTTCTTGGCCTCCCTGTAGAGTTCCTCAGCCTTTGCCGGGTCAGTCAGGGCCAGGGACTTCGCAACAGCCGTAAGGAGCTTCACTCTGGAAGTTGTCTTCTTCCCACCAGAGTTGACCTCAGAGATAGCAGCACGCATGAGAGTTGGGATCTGGTCGGTCACATCGTCTGGGATATCTGTGGAGAACGTAGCTGCATTCGCAAGGCTGGTTAGAGTACTGATTGTGGAGAGGGCGTCTTCCACAGAATCACCGAAGAGACTACGGACCGACATGGTTTCGTAGAGACTCCTGACTCTCTCCTGACTCCGGGCACGGGCCATGATCCCCGCTTCCTTGGACTCCGGGAATGCCTCGGCAACGGACTTCCTGGTGTCCGCAAGATGCTGGAACTGGGTGTGGAGCGCACTCATGGCCTTGTTGCGGACCAGCGACCAGTTCAACCCGCCCGTGTCCGGGCCTTCCGAAGAGAGTCCGGTAGAAGAGGGGATGAGCTTTGACTGGATGAGGTAATCAAGTTGGTCTTCTGCTTCCTTGATGGAGCCGACCTCACCGATGGAGAGTTCGTTCAGGAGAGCGGGGACAATCTCCCTGTCGATCTTCGACTCCATCTCCTTGTACTCACGGTCCAACCTATCACCCATCTCCTTGTCGTAGGCAAGGCCACGATCTACTTCCTCACGGAAGCCGGTGATGATGTAGCCACGGTGGGAGGCAGGAAGGTTGGAGTACTTCTCGTTGATGTAGGAAGTGATAGCGTCAGCGTTGTAGCGCATCTCCTCGGGCATCTCGTTGGCCAGGGACACGCCCACAGCCTTCATCTCCCTCTCGATGTCAGCGGAAGTAGGGGCCTTCGGGGCTGTTCCAAAACCAAGACGAGAACCAAGTCGAGTCTTACCGAACGTTGTCATCCTTCGAGACCACGCTTCTGCTCTCAAGGCGTCTGTCTCAGCCTTCGCCTTAGCTATCAAGTCAGGGAGACGTTTCCCTTCCCACTTGTGTTCCTCTGCACGCCGCGCTTCTTCAGCAGCACCGTGGGCCATCTGCTGGTTACGGAAGGCCATCTCCTGATTGGTGGAGGTCTCGTACAGGCTCATCCGGCGATCTTCCATCTTCCTCTCGATGGCGTCCCTGCGTCCCTGGACGATACCGGAGAGGAGAGTGGAAGCAGTAGCCTGGGCATCCCGAGAGGGGAGCCGGGAGATCACACCCAGCATCAACTCGTTGAACTTGGAAATGTCGTTGAAGGCACCGGGACCAGCGGCCAGAGCGTCAGAGAACGTCTTCATGCTCTGGTCGTAGTTCTGCTTCTCCCGCCGCCGGGAAATCGTCTCCCCGATCCGACGACCAGCGTAGGCGATGGACTGGTAGAGGGGCTCCCACGGATCTACCGCGAGGCTCAGTTCAGCCATCCGGGTGTTGATCTCAGCGGCTGTTGCCATCCGTCACCTCTGATCTGGATTGCTTGCGTAACCACTCCAGACATCTGCGGTGCCACCCAGAGCAGCACCACCCAGACCACCCCAGAGACGCTTACGGTTCAGGTCGGAGGTCTGTCGCTGGGCGTCCAGAGAGGCCCCGAAGGCTGCCCAGTCACGGAAGGGGCTCCCCACGTCCACCGTCTGCCCGGCGGCAAGCTGCGAGAGCATGGAGAGGTAAGAGCCCTCAGTGGCCTGCTTCTGGCCGAGGGCCTTCTGGAGCATCGTGATCCGGTCGATCTCGTCCTGCCGGGCGAGGTCAGCAGCCTGGATCTCCAGTTCCGTGACGAGACCAGAGATCTCGGAGTCCGCGTGGGCAGCGGCCATCTCAGCCAGCATGGCTCCCATACCACCAGCGGCACCAGCACCACGGAGACCGAGGGTGGCGGCAATCCGCCTCTGCCGGGCCGTCTCGTCCTGCCGTGCCCGGGAGACGATCTGCCCCTTCAGACGGTTCATGGTGTCCGCACCGAGAGAGGGAGGCAGAGCTTCGATGCCTGCTACCAGCTTCTCGTACTCCCCGCTGTTCTGCCACTCCTCGTACAGACGGTTCGCCTCGTCCTCCAACCCCTTCAGCTTGTCCTTCTCCTCCTGCTTCTCCACCGAGGAGAGCCACGACGAAGCCATACTCCCGACCTTCTGTCGAGAGAGGGGACCGACACCTCGGGAGAGAGAGTCGATGGCCGCAGCGAAGTCACCAGCACCAGTAATCGGGCTGATGGTGGAGATGTCAACCTTGGAGTTGTTGAGATGACGTAGGATCTGATTTCGGTACGGAGCGAAGGGGTTCAGCCCCGAACCCAGGGGGTCGTACATCGAGGCAGCGTAGGCAAGACTCCAGTCAGTCTGCTTCCTCTGCGAGCCAGGTTTCGTATCAGACATCACTCAACCTCCCGCACCCAGGAGAAGGCCAGCCCCGAGAGATCCGCAGGCGAGCCAGTCTTCGTGATGCGTATCTGAACCGTACTGTCCTTCTGCATTCTGACACGCTCGGTGATCGTTGTCCAGACCTCAGCCACCAGGGCCGTGACCCGGGAAGTCAGGACCCCGGCCCCCTCCTCTACCGTGGCGTAGCGATGCCCCCGCAGTTCCACCGAGAAGGTCCAGTAGTCCGTCGCACTGATCGCAACCGTGGAGGCCACGGTCAGGGCGAGCTTCTGGATCGCTCCTGCCCCACCCCGGAAGGCGCACAGAGGTACCGGGATAGTAGCTCCGACCGTACCGACGTACACACAGGGTACAGGGTCGAACTTAATCACCATCGGCCCGCTCCCCTCCACGGATGTCAGCAATCAGCTCCAGAGCGGTGATCTTCGGAAGCTCACTCTCGTTGGAACCGTAGAGCATGACTTGGAAGAGTGAAGACCTCTTCTCGACCCTGAACCTCCCGTACACAGAGCCAGACACACTCTCGTCACCAGACTGGGCTTCAACGAAGGAGCCCCCGTCACAGGCGATGGCGCACGCCACCGACCCTGACGCACCCCTGTCCAGACGGAAGCGGACTCCGTGGAGAGCCACGTTCTGTCCGAGGATGTCAGGAGCGATGTACCCCGTCTTCGCTGCCCACGGGATGATACCGATGGTGTAGGTCCAGCCTGTAGTTGGCTGCACACCATACCCGACGATGACCAGCTTCGTGGTGGTGTTGGACCAGATCCATCCAATGTAGCTCTGACCGTTGCCGTCCACGAACTCGACAGGGTGACCTTTGAGACCCTCTCCGGTTGCGTAGAAAGATGCGGTACTGTCGTTGACCTCGAACCCCGTCTCGCCCGCCGAGACAGAGGTCACTGTACCGGAGAGGGTGCCAGAGGCCACTCCGTCACGAGTACCCTTATGGTCCTGGTAGAGACCACCGAAGTCCGTCCCGAAGACTTCCTTCACCTGACCGTCGTAGGTCTCCAGTGTCCCGAAGCGGTTGATCCGCCGCAGCCACGGACCCGTCCACTCACCCGTCCCGATGTCGTACACAAGCTGTGCGTCGTTCACCACGGAGTCGTCACGGGCGTAGGAGATGACCACCTGGTTGTAGTGCTTGTCGTGATGGATCTCGATGTTGTGCTTCCGGGCGTGGTTGAACCGGAGCCACTCGTCGTGGAGCATGGACTTGGTGTCCGAACGTCCGAGGTACTTCGATGCTGCGCCGTTGAAGACCCTGATGCCAAGACGGGGCTCGACGTACACCAGCCCCAGTCCCGGGACGACCAGTGCCGCCCACGACCCACTGCACCCCTCATCAACCACCACGGTCACGGAGGCCGACATCCAAGGCTCTTCTGTCTTGGCCTCGTCAATGCGGAAGATGTTCTTCGCACTCACAGCGTAGAACAGTCCCTCGACGTAGCCCATGTAGTGGAGGACATCCCCGAGGTCTTCTCCGAAGGTGAAGTCATGGGAACTCGGGATGGACCCGGGAGTACCCGCCTCGGAGATGAATGCCCTACGACCATCCCTATCGTCCACGATTTCGTAAGTGAGGTCACTCTGGGTACCACGGACTACCGGAGGGTCAACGTAGATCTTCGTAGCGTCCACTTCAGTGATCCGGTACTCGGTGGTGTCACCGTCGATGGTGATCCGCTGACCTACCCTCTCTTCCAGAACGTAGCAGTACCCACCCTTCGCCACCTCTCTGGAGCCGTTGGTGACGCTCACCGTACCGGACTTGTAGACCCCCATTCGGATGAGCCCGTAGTACCAGACGAAGCCGAAGTTCACCAGAGAGCGGACCACAGGCCACATCCGACCTTCAGCGAACGTCTTCCCGACCACCAGCCAGTCAGCTACGTTGTCACTGATGGTGTCATCATCCTGGGTGTCGGCGTAGGTGTCAGTCGTAGCACCGGGATTGTCGATCTCACCAGAGTAGAAGTACTGGTGGTAGAGTTCGTTCTGGCTCCTGAAGATCTCAACCTTGTCCACCTGCACGTCTGCTGTTCCGGTGACAGTCACCGTACCGTACTGCGTACTGAGCGTAGTCTCGGCACTCACCGGAGAGAAGCCAGAGACCTTGCCAGTCTTGCTGCACTTGTAGCGATACTTCCACTTGTACTTCCCGGAGAGACCACCGGAACCAGTGGCTACGGTAGGGGTCACACTCGGAGCAAGGATCTCCAGGTCCACCAGCCTCGTGCTGTCATACTCCTTGGCAAGGTTCACACCGTCCGTCAGGATCACACTTCCACGGAAGGGCTCGACGTGGACCCTCGTGTAGGGGTTCATGGAGACAGCGCCGCTGGCCCCGTCGTCCAGAGCGGTGCTGAAGGCGAAGGTCAGTGGGGCCTCGTCAGGAGCATCTTCGTCCAGTGGCATAGGAAACTCCGAGTCGGTTGTCTGGCCACCGACAGGCGTGGACGCTGAGTCCGAACTGTAGATCCCACTCCGGCCCAGAGTCCCGGTGCCCATGACACCAGAGAGACCAGAGAATGTTACGGTTATGACTGTCACATCATCACGAAGGCACAGGCCACGTCCCGAGAAGCGGAGTCGATGGTCAAAGTTCCAGTGACTGTGTAGACATGCCCGGCAGTAGGCGTGAAGCCAAGGTTCAGTTCGTACCAGTAGTCGGCAGAGGGAGAGGCAGCCGTCAGGGTACCACGAGTCACTGCCGTACCCCCTGGCACTCGCTCCTTGATGGTCACAGAGAGAGTGGAGGAGGTAACAATCTCACCGTTCTGAAGAGCGGCGATGGCTATCTTCGGAGTTCCTGTCGCTACTGCCGCTGCAAGGATCGAGTAGACAGAGAAGGTAACCGAGTTTGCAGGGGCCTCCTCCAGAGTGTTCGCAGAGAACCTCCAAGTACCACCGTCGTCTTCGAGCAGATCACCAAGCCAGGAACCAGCTTCCGGTGCAGCTGGGGCATTCGCCTTGGCGATGTGGTCCAGATCGTTGGCCTCGATGGCGTCCTGTACCTCCGACTGGACTTCCGCATCCCAGGAAGCATTCCACGGAACCGCAGTGAGACCGTCACCAGCAGTCCCCACCCCGGTCTTCAGCGTGTCGATGTCTGCCGGGATGTTGGCAGCCGCAAGCTCATCGAGGTAGGCACCCCGAGCAGCAGTGTAGGCGTCGTCCAGAGTCTTGAGCCGCTCGTTGATACTGTCGGACGTAGGAGACCCGGGGATGGCGGTGTTCAGTGCCGTATCGACCTCGGCGTTGATGCTGGCAAGGGCCGTCGCATTCCAGGTGGCAGACCCGTCCGACTTCGGAACCTTGGCGAGTTCGGCTGCGGTGGCGGCAGCGTCGATCTGATCGGACAGGGTTTCGAGGGTGTCAGAGTCGGCACCGACACGGGCGACAGCGGTGGCTCCAGTGTCCGCAGAGGCCAGTGGATGCGCCGTGCTCTGGTCGAACTTCGCAGCGGTGATCGCGTCGTCTTCGAGAGTCATGGCACTACCGACCGCAGCGGGGCTCGCCGGGAGGTTGTCCGTCTTGGCCTTGATTGCGTCCACGATCCCGTCGATGGTCGTGAGGGTTGCCTCGTCAGCAGGAGTGGCCGGGATGAGATCCGTCTTCGCCTTGATTGCTGCCACCTCGGTGTCGAGGTAGCCCGCGATGGCGGCAAGCTGCGTGTCGATGTCACCGTCGTCCGCTGGGTCGTCGGGCAGGTTGTCGGTCTTGGCCTTGATGAGATCGAGGTGCCCGCCAATTCCCTCCATCGTGTCCTTGAATGCGGTCCTCGCCGTGGCATTCGGTGCGTCCACGAGGTCAACCTGTGCGGTCACGGAGGCGGCGACGACTGCGCCGCCACCCACGTTGTAGGCGTTCCCGTCACAGGCCGCTTCGAGGTTATCCGCCGCTGTGGAGTCTCCGCTGATCTCGACTGCATCCACGGGCAGCTTGTCGGTTCCAGCCACGAGGGAGTCGTAGGTGGCAGCGGGCACCACCATGCCACGCCAGAAGACGGGCAGCGCCCCACTCATCGTCACCTGCACCACGATGGCTCCGAGTGTGTCGGTATCGCCCGTGGTGAGGGGAATGGGATACCAACCATCCGCATCGTGCGTGGTCGTTGGGCTTCCTTCGGAGGTCTGCGCGAAGGCAGCACCCGCCTTGCTGATCTGGATGTCACCCTGAGCGATGGTAAGCCCTGTCTCGGCGGTCACCCCGTCTGTCGAGTCCACGAACGGGCCGAGCTTGAGGATGACTGCCGTACTCTGCTTCACGATGTTCATGTCAGTTCACCCTCTGCATTCGGTAATGGTGCATCAGGATCGGGACGGGGGAGGAGGCGGGCGCACTCGTCGGTACAATGATCGACCTGCGCCTCGGGTAGATGACGCGAGGGTGGGCGGCTACGGTCGGATTGTTCGCTTGTGCGAATGACGCCCCACCGACCAAATCGCGCTCATCACCCGTAGATCCATCCACACCGCGGATCATCGGGACATACAGAATGAGAGATGATGGCCGGATGAGAAGCGGGCACATTCCCTTTCCGAGAGCCGCAAATTCTGCCGGAGTCAGCACTGCATCCCACAGGGCTAACTCTGCTTGTGTGGATGCAGAGTAGGCAGTTGCGGCCCGCTTGATGCCGCCTATGAAGAGCCCGTCGATGACACCCCCATCTGTGCGAACAGTGCCGAGGGATATCGCATTGGACTGCACACCGTTGACATAACAATACCCGGTCCCACTACCAGATCCCGTCGTCTGACTGAACCCTACATATCCACCGGAAGATCCAGGCATTGCAAGACTGGAGGCATAGTCAGCGACGTTTAAGTATGTTATTCCGACCTTTCCGGTATTGTTATACGTCTCGTAATTGAAAGCAAGGCCATACGATCCGGTGCTGGTGCTGGAAAATAACGCACAACTAGTACCAGATCCATCATTTGCGGCCCACAGATGCCCGCTCAAAGCCCCCGACCAGTACTCTAGGTCAAAGGTCGTATTGGTCAGTGACTCGTCAGTTCCATTGAAGGTCCGCGCCACGCTCTACGTCTCCTTGCCGACGATGGCGACCAGTTCCGCATCCCCACTCATGTCGTCGTCCGCGTGGTCGTGGTCCCGGTAGATGCGGAGCACGAACGCCTCGCCCGCCGCGAGCGAGTCCATGTCCGCACCGTTCGTGAAGGCGACCGAGCAGTAGTTCAGCTTCCCGCAGGTTCCGTTCGTCGTGTCGGTGACTCCGTTCGTGTCGTAGGTGTGCGACGAGTCCATGTCGTCGTCGTTCTCTGCGCAGCGGTGAATGCCGACCTCCCACCGCACTTCCTCGGCGGTCGCTGTGGACGCCATCCAGATGATCGTCAGAGTCAGCCCCCCACCGTCGTACCCCTCCGGAAGGACGCCGTAGAAGTCCATGTACTCCGACGCCGCAGCATCGAAGTCGAGCACCGGGATCGCCTCAGCGGGTGTCGAGCCTCCCGCCCGCGTGTCCTGCGTGGCGTAAGCCGTGGCCGGCGGAACCCCGTCCCGCGCCCCGAACTCGAACATCCGATCTCCGCTTGCCATGCTACACCCCCACCAGATAGCGATGCCGGACGACAAGCATCAGGAGCCGCGCCTTCTGCGCCGTGGTCAGACCCGCCTTCGCCGCCGCCGGAAGCGCATTGTTGATCGCGGCGGCGTTCGTGTCGAAGAAGGAGTCGATGGCCGCGACCGCCGCGAGCACGTCCGACTTCTTGATGGCGACCTGCTCCCACACGCGGGACCAGTCGCCCTGTATCTCGCCGCTGATCGCGGCCCGCTGCGCTTCGCTGAGTGTCGCCATGCTCGCCTCCTACTGCACCGCCACGGCGTCAGAGGATTTCAACATGAACCTTTCCTCCGACCACCACGATGTTATGTCTTCGTCCGTCCCGAAGGATGTGCGTACCAGCGTATTGCACAGGCTCCTGGACAGTGGTAAGGAAGTCTGTTCCGTTTGCACAGTTGTAAGCTAGAAGAGGATTGCAGAACCTGCTGCGGTCGTACACTCGCTCTGCTGACTGGTAGCCTTCACCTGTCCAAGCAGCCAGTACCTCTGGTCCGTAGAAGCACGGGATCTCAGCAAAGGTGTAATCCAAGGATAGATCCGCGATGGACCGTATCCACACCCCACCGAAGGTGCCCTTGGCGTAGTTATACCCAGAGGAGTACGTCGGTGCCTTTCCAACCAGCAAGGCTCCAGTTGCACCACCCAGAGCAGTAGTGGCCGTGAGCGTAGTGTCTGTGGCTTCAAGCACTCCGTTAACGTATAGGTATGCCGTACCCCTGTCTCTGACTACTCGAATGTGGAGGATCTCTTCGTCCCCGATTACCTTGTCACTGACCAGGCTGTGGACCGCACCAGCGTACAGACGGGCCTTCACCGTGTAGTCAGACTCAGAGGTGATCTCGAAGTTCTTGAAGGAGGAAGAGTCGAGACTGACGAAGAAGCACTTCCGAGGGTCATCAAACTTCCACAGCACGTCGATAGTGAAGACCGTGCCCAGACCGAACTGGGCAGCGTTGTACGTCGTGGTGGTCAGGTAGCTGGTAGTACCTCCGAGGAGGACAGGGGTACGAGTCCTCTTCTCGTGGTCGAGGGCCGTGTTGCCGTGGCGTGGCCCGAAGTACCCTGCTGCCTTGTTGCGAGCCAGCACCAGGTCACCGGGAGACAATGCCGAGAGGGGGTCGGCAAGGTTCAGACCACGGTCGGTCGGGATGCGTACTCGTGCGTTAGGAGGAATATTCCACCTCGTTCGGATGTGTCACCGTGAAGCCGGTGTAGCCTGCACCCAGACGCCCCAGCCGACGTACAGGGACACCGTTTACCGCTTTTCCTCGCCGGAGCCCCCTCTCGAAGAGTTGCTTCCAGAAAGCCGCCTTCTCCTCGCCATCCTCTGCACTCCAGAGGTAGAAGAGCGTACCGGAGAGCAGGATGTCCTCGTGCTCCTCTGGTACACCACTCTGCGAGGAGGAGTCTGAGAAGAGAGCCACCTTCTTCCGACCCTCCACGATGAAGGTGTAGTCCGCATCCGGGAATGGGATCAGGAAGACTTCAAGGTACTCCGAGGTGTTGACCGGGACTACTGGCACAAAGGTGTCAGGACGACCTGTGCTGTAGGTCTCGGTGGCTAGTTCCCCGTCCAACTGGGTCAACGGTTCGTAGTTCTGTGCCCGAATACGGTCGATGGTCAGGACGTAGGCCGGGAGAGCCACACGAGCGTAGGCCACAGTAGCAGTCAGAGTTCCAGAGCCTGTAGCCCCAGCAAAGACAGAGGACAGCGTGAGAGAGCCAGTGGTGGCCGTGGCGATGGTGTACCAGTTGTCGTCACCCTCGATCTGGATGACCTGGTTTGCCATACCTGCCACGATACCAGTAGCCGAGACCGTCGTGCTACCGTTTGTAGCAGTCACGGAGGTCAGGGATACCGGGTCAGTCGTGGTAATGGAGCTACGAAAGTTCTGGCTGAAGACACCAGACTTGCCGATCTCCCGAATGGCGAAGTTCGCTGCCGCCATGATCGCGGCACTGCTCTTGTCGGGCAGCCACCGCTTGATCTCTGTCTCCAGTTCCGAGAGGGTCATACGGGACATGAGATACCCTCCACTTCATGGCGGATGAACTCGATGTTCTTCTCCTTGCAGTTGGCAAGGTAGCCTCCGAGGATCGCCAACTCGCAACGGAACCTCGAAGGGTCACGTCCATAGGCCCAGGCACCACCACCAACAAACTCAGGCTTCATGTCCGCTCCGAACACCTCCACGACCTTCGGGTTCATAGAGATGGCCAGAGCCATGGCAGCGATGAAGGAGAAGGAGCGTGCCCCGGAAACGTCCTTCCAAGAGTACCTCTTCGCGTTCAGCAGAGCAGGAGGAAAAGCCTCCGGGTTTGGAGGCAAAGGGTCACTTCCCCAGAGATCAGTGTCCCTACCAGAGTAGAAGATCTTCGGGGGCTGGGCCTTTGGGGTCCACTTCCAGAAGGTGTCCTTGTCGGCTACCACCCACCACTCTGTATCGAAGCGGCAGATGGCCTCGTTGACGGCCATGGAGGTGTCGAAGGAGGCGGGGTCGATGTGATCCCACCGTCCCTCGCGCAGCGACGGCCCGGGGCAGAAGATCCCGACTCGCATCCAGACCTCCGACTGGGGGGCAGGGCAAGAGCCCCACCCCCCGTTGTCGATCAGAGAATGAGCCGGTCCATCTTCCACGCCCCGGCAGCGAGCGTCGTCGAGGAGTCAGCCGCAAGGGCCACCCCCAGACGACCTCCCAAGAGAGCGAGGATCTGGGCCACAGTCGGGTCGGTCGAGGTGATGGTCACCTCAGCCACGGCACCGTCCGCAGCACCAGGGGCCATGAGAACGTCCCCTGCGGCCACGTTACCGTCCGTGACGAGAGCCACCGCACCGATACCGCCGCACTGGATGAAGCCGTAGTTGCCGTCCGTGATCGCAGCCAGAGCGACACCGGCGACGGTGTTGGCGATGGACGACCCGCCAGAGATGTCCTTCGACACCTCGAAACCGTCTGCCGACGCCACCTGGACCACGTTCCCGGCAGCCAGGTCCGCGTCCTCCACCCGGACGTACTTGCAGAAGATCATGCCGTAGGTCGCGTGACCGTAGCAGTAGATCTCCCCGAGGGTGAACAGAGCAGAACTGTGGTTGTTGTTGGTCGCGGAAGTCGGATCGACACCAAGCTGAGTAAGCATTCGATCCTCCTATCCCGTGAACGTCAGGCAGCCCTGACGCCGGAAGTCCTCGAACCCGATCTGCCCGCCGAAGACGATGCGGTAGATCTTGTCGATGAGTTGGTTGGCCTGGCCCTTGCCGTAGTCCAGCACGTCGAACACGGCCCCCGTCTGGAGCACTGCGAACATATACTTCAGGTTGAGGAAGTACCAGGCATTGGAGAGACACCCCGAAGAGTAGAAGATCGGGATGCCCATGAACTCCAGGGACGGGAAGCCAAGGTCACCCACCTTCGTGGTGGCCACCTGCTGCTTCGCGGAGACGAGGGCATGGTAGCCCTGCCACATCGCAGCCGTGGTCATCAGGAGGGTAGCCGGATCTTCGCCGTTGTTCCCGGCGGTGGAGCAGTACATCTCCGCGAGGTTGGTGAGACCGACCGAAGCGAAGGTCGCACCCGTCGCGTCGTAGTTGTTCCGCCACCAGGTATACGTCGCACGGTTGAGGCCCCACACCGTCCCCGAGGTCGGATCGACCGGGAGGAGGTTTTGGATGCCGATGATGTTCTTGCCACTGTTCCCAGTGCTCACCGCATCGCCGGTCGAGTAGAGGTCAGTGTCCACTCGCTCGGCAATCGTCTGGATCGCCTGGGTCAGCCGCGCTTCGAGAATGGAGAACACCTTGGACTTGCCACGGTTCTCCTGTGCTTCCTGCCACGTCAGCACGGCGGCGTCAGTGTAGTACGACCACTGAGCCTCGGCCATCGTGGCGACTTCATCGACGTTGAGAGGAAGGTTGTCCAGGTTCTTGAACGACGTGACGTTCGTGGAACGGTTGTATGCCACAGGAATGGCGATCTTGCGGCCACCGTCTTCACGACGCACTCGGACACCCGGGAGCTTGAACCGGACATCGCCGTTGAACTTCCCACTGGTCTGTCCGAGAAGGATTGCCAGAAGGAGGTTCTTGGCGAAGATCTGGTCCACAGGCTTCTGGGCGAGCCAGAGCTTCAGCGTCGCCAATGTCCTGGTGTCCATACTCTCAGTGATGGATACACCAGCCATGTGAGCCGTCCTTTGAGGTTACGACCCCCGAGACTCCAATTCGGTGAAGATCTCTAGAAGGGTCTTATTCCCTCCAGCCTGCACGATCCCGGCCATTCCGGGAACCATGCCGGTGGAGTCTTCCAAAGAGGCGGCTGCCCGACGCTCACGTTCCAGACGGCGCTGCTTCTCGGCAGCTGGGTCCCCGTTCTCCCGTGTGAACCGCTCCCAGACAACTGAGAGGGCTGCATCAAGATCGTTGTCCAACAGGTCTCTCAGCCACGGGTAGGTACGGATCTCCGTTGAGAGGAACCGGGTAAAGTCACTGCTCGGAGCGGCCATCTCCGGCAGATCCTTACCCGAGGGTCCGAAGAAGTCGTTCAGTTTCCGGCTCATCGTGTCCACGACCTGTCGCCGCTTCCACGGGTCCAGTTCCTGACGCATCCTCTCGATAGCACGACGCTCACCTACATCGGCGGCAGTGGCGAGGGCCTTGGCGAACGACTCAGGCCCACGCTCATCACCCTCCCAGAGCTTCGTTGCTACCTCCCTGAACTCCTCCATCCCGTCCTTCGGAGCGTCACGAACGTCACCACGCAGGGCTTCCATCACCTTGGGGTTCTGCTCGATCTGCTCCATGACGCCGCGCAACCGCTTGATCTCCTCCGCTTGGGAGGTGATCTTCCGCCGGAGTTCCTTGGCTTCCGGCGAGTCCTGGGGGCCGCTTGTCGTCGTTCCGGGAGCGGGGCTTGACACCGTTGGGCCGCTTGTCACTGCCGGAGTTCCGGGGCTGACACCTGGTACGTTCTGGGAAGTCATCACCGACCTCCCTTCTTCGTCGTTTCGAGTACGTCAAGTCGCTGCTTCAGTTCCTCGTTCTGCTTCACGAGCGTGAGAAGAAGCTCCGCACTGGCCTCCTTCTTCGGCTCGTAGATCGTCTTCAGCGCAGACGCACCGAAGACTTCCTTCCCCTTCTCGATCCACTCACGGGCCATCGTGGCGGGCATCCCGAAACAGCGCATGACGTTCCCCGCGTCATCCGTCTCGATGCAGGACATATCACGCCGAGGATGTTGGGCCAGAATGGCCTGTAGCTCAGGCCCCCACTCGTGGAACCGTTCGCAGCGAACGGGTCTCTCCTGCCCCGTCTTGGGGTCGATATCGGAGAGCATGGTCACTTCGATGTACCTCACAGGTACCCCTCCTAGCCGATCCGTTTCAGGAAGTCAAGCGGAAAATCTCCACCGGCCCTTCCGGTGTTCCGCTTCATCCGTCGAACTTGCTCCGTCACCTCGCTCTCACCAAGCGCGGCGTGGACGTGATCTCCTCTCTCCACGACCCGGGAGCCATTGATCTCGCAGTGGCGCTTCAGGTCTTCGAGGTTGCGGATCACCCGTCCGGTCTGGATGCTGAGACTCCTCTGGGTCTCCTCATCGAACCGGGCGGAAGACGACCCACGGCGCACGGTCGTCTCGTCCTCCTCACCGTCCGGGCCGTCCTTCACGAGGACTTCCCGTGTACCCACCTTCACCCATCGCCAGTCACTCATCGCATCACCTTCATGCGGTCACCGGCAGAGGCCCCGGTGGGAACTCTCCCACCTCCTACGTTGGCCTTGCCTTGGAGCATCGCGGACATCGCGGCTTCTCCACCACCACCGGGCATCCCCATACCGGGCATCATCGGTGCGTTCCGTGCGGCCTCCATCGCCGCGTCGATGTTGATCGGGGCACCGTAGAGCGTCGTGAGGTAGTCCAGCAGTTCCAGCCGTACCGTCACGGGCACCGCTGGGTCGCGGACCATGGCGGCGTAGAGGTCACCGAGGAGCTTGATCTCGACATCCGTGGACACCCGACGCATAGTCCCCGGGATGATCTCAACCCCACGGTCATCGAAGATCTCCCCCTTGGTGAAGCCATCCTCCGGCCACACTTCCAGAGCGAGGTCTCCGGCGATGGCCCGGACCGTAGCCGGGCGGTAGTAGGCTTTTGCCAGCCGCAGGGAGTACCGGGCGAGGGTGTTCATCACGCGGTCCACCAGCACCGCGCTTTCCTGGGTCATCGCCGTGGCTGCCTCACTCACAAGCTCTGAGGCCGTGGCAGTACGGCTCCGGTCTCCTCCCCCCAGACGGACGGCCCCGAGTCCCGAGAGACGGTCGATCATCGCTGTGGCGTTCCCGAGAGCGGCGAAGGTGTCCGGGGTAACCTGCGGCTGGGGGATCGGACCGTAAGCGTCGGAGATCTTCCGCTCCTGTAGACCCTCCACCTTCACCAGCCGGTGCAGCACCCCCGAGGTGAGGTTGGAAGCCTCTTCGTCGGTGATGATGGTGGAGTCGTAGGCCATGCCGGGGGACGCAGCCTTCCCGGTCAGGACCTGTACGGTGTGCAGAAGAGCGGCGTCCCGTTGCTGGGACTCCCAGAAGCCGGGCTGTGGCAGCCCGATCCCTTCATCTGTCGGATCTTCCGAGAAGGTGGCGAAGACATACGGACCTGACGGAAGGATGTCACGGTAGCTGTAGGCCGTCTCACGAAGGAGACGGTCAGAGCCATCCTGGAAGGTGTGGACTACACCCTCCTGGAGGTCGATACACTCGTGAAGGATCACGATGTCCCCACCACGAAGGCCAGCGTTCTCCATGTCGTTCAGGATGTTCTCTACCGGAGGGGCGGTGCTGGCCTGCACCTTGAAGCGGTTGGTGTTGTACCTCCGGTCATTCTTCACTTCGTCCAGAGTGCGGATGAACGTCTCCGTCACCCAGCGGATGCGTGAGATGTCCGGTGCCCAGAAGTCGAAGGTCACCCAGTTCGGACGCTTCCGGCGGATGAAGACCCGCTCCCCCCGCTCGATCTCGTCACTCTCCCCGTAGGAAGCCTTCAGTTCGTAGTGCTTCTCGACGTGCTTCTCGATGTACTTCACATCCTCGGGAGGTATCCCCGGGAAGTCACCACGACGTACACCGACGAGGAGTTGCTCATGCTGCTCGATGTGGAGGCTGTGGAGGTCATCGACCCGGGCCTGTGGCCTCCCACCCTGAGACATCTGGAGCGTCTCCCGCTCGGCCTTCTCCCGCTCCTTCCTCCGGCGGTCCTCATCCACCACCACGTCGAGGTTGTACCCCACCTTCGCCACCATGTAGGGAGCGAGGAAGCCATCCAGGATCAGCTTCCGGCCCTGCCAGTAGAGGCCGGTCTCCTCGAAGATGTCGTTCACCACGGAGGTCTGGACCTTGGCCAGTTTCTGAGCCCTCTTCATGTCCGCTTCCAGCACACCCACTGGCTTCACCACCACGCGGGGACTGTTGAAGAACAGGTGGGCTCGGAAGCTCCGGGCAACAAGGGCCAGGAGGTTCGGAACGGACAGGGCCTCGGGACTCTCCCCCATGCTGTTGGCGACATCGGAGAAGTCGGACTTGAACCACCGACAGAACCGCGAGTAGCTCTGGAACTTCTTCGACATGGCGTCGTGGAAATCCTTCCGACGCTTCGCCCAGCGTTCTATCTCCTGGCTCATCAGAGTCTCCTGAGTACGTCCTGTCCGGGCAAGTACCGCTGTAGAAGCTCAGCACCTGAAACGGAGTTTGTCAAGAGCAATTTCTTCACGGGCTTCGGCTTCACCGGAGCGTAGCCCCGGGCACGGTCCAGTCTCTGCACCCGCATGGAGAGGGCGTCGGGTACGTCGTCGTGCTCTCCCACCGGGTAGCGCAGCACCTCGTCAATCAGCCACGAGTCCTTCTCCCGATACCAGAGTCCGTGGGCCTCGACGTAGCCGGAGAGTTCGGAGATCCGGGAAGGCTTCGGCTTGCCCTTCGTGGGCATCTTCGTCAGGCGCAGAGGAAGCTGGTGGTCACGACAGTAGCGGTACATGAGGTCGTAGACGATCTTCCCACCACCATCGGTCTCCATCCCTACCCACTCTGGATGGTAACGCTCCCAGAGTCTGACGATCCGGTTGATGAGGTCGAAAGGAGTCCATCGACCAGCGAGGATCGTCTCCACCCACAGACCGTCTTCCGGCGGCACCACGGTGACGGCGATGGCACTGCGGTCGGCGTTGCTGTTCTTCTCCGTGAAGGCCGGGTCCACGGTAATCGCCACCCGCCCCTCGGGTGTCGGACCGTCGTAAATGTGGAACCAGGAGGGGTCGAAGCGGATGGCGCTGTCGGGGGGCAGTGGGTCCTGCTCGTAGAGACAGGACCAGAGGTAGGAGCCGTTCTCGGCCCGTATCCGCAGGAGCTTGTCCTCCGGGAAGACCTTCGGCCATACCGGGGTACCGTCCTCGTTACGAGGCTTGATCTTCAGGATCTGGTAGTACCGGGCGAGGTCGGTATCGTTGATGATCTTCCCGTATACGTCCCCGTCGTGCCAGCGAGTGCCGATGACTCGCGTGTAGTAGCACTCGGCCACGGTCTTCAGGACGGCCCGGAGGGACCGGAACCACTCCCAGACCTTCAGCATGGTGTCTTCCGTGGCCCACGGCGGGACGTTCTCCTTCACCACCGCGTCGTCCACGTTGATGACTTCGTAGTGCCGGGAGGCCACGGTCTGGTCTGCCCCGCACACCTCGATGCTGGCCTCCTTGCGGGGCTTCTTCCGGTTGGGAAGAGTAAACTGCTCCTGCGTACCCTCCTCCGTCCAGTGGGCCGGGCAGAACTCTGGGAAGAGAGCCCTGAACCGCTCGTTCTTTCTGTAGTGCCCCTCTATCTCACTCAGGAACTTCTTGGCGTTGTTGAGAGTCCAGGAGCCGATCAGCACACACTCCTCTGGGTAGTGAAGGTTATGCCAGATAGTCCCAGCTACAGTCAGCAGAGTGGACTTCAGGAACCCTCTGGGCACCAGAGTGAGAGTGTTACACCGGGCAGTAGCCTGAAGAGCCATCTTCTGGTGGAGAGGGAGTGTGTAGTCCACCAGGTCGTACCCCAGGATCTCCTTGGCGAAGAAGAGGAAGTTGCCGAAGGCTGCTTCCCGGAGCTTCCCCATCCGCCGGGCAATCCCTGGGTCTACGGAAGTGGCCTTCACTCAACCTCCAGCAGTCTCTCCGTGACTTGCCGGGCTGGTAGCTCCCTCAGTCCTGACAGGTCGATCTGGAGGAGAGTACCAATGCTGACCCCTTCTTCCCTCTGAGCCAGTTCCTTGACCAGACCCATTCCCCGGGCGAGACGTGCTTCGGTCATGGCAAAGGAGGCGAAGACCTTGAAGATGGCGATCTTGTGGACTACTGGCGTGCTCTGGTTCTGGAAGGCTGCGAAGAGGTCATGAGCCATCCCCGGAAGCTTGCTGTCCACGAAGTCCACTGCTTCGTAGAGTTCTTCCAGCCGGGGTGGGTCTTCCTTCACCTCCACGGCTGGGTGTTCCTTGCGGAACTTCTCCATCTCCTGCCCGACCTTCCGGGCGAGTGCTAGTCTCTTCACTGCATTTACCATGGTGTGTCACAGAAGACCACGGGAGCCCAGCCTTGTCAACAGAAATCCCTCTGTCGTCCCCGTACCAGAGTCTCCCCCGGGAGTAGTAGAGCCCCCGGCAGTACCGACACCCGGGCTTCCGGCGTCCCCAGGCCAGGGACCCCTGGCAGGCCGGGCAGTGGACTCCCCCCTGCACCCCCCTCCGTCCTTGCTTACCTGTGTCCATACTCCCCTATATACATATGTAGAGGAAGGACTTCAAGACTATAGTCCTTAAGACTTAAAGTAGTAAGAGTAGGGATTAAGGATTAAGGACTAAGGATTAAGGATTAAGACTACTAGACTAAAAGATTAAGTCTAGTAGGACTAAAAGTAGTAACTTAGAATTAAAAAACTTAGTAGCTATAGTACTACTCCCTTTAATATACGCGCGCGCGTGGGTGATCCGACCGGACCGCGACCGCTTCCCCTCGCGTGCGGCCGGGCGGCCGGGGTGGTCGATACCTCTATCCCTCTCCCCGTGCGCCTGCCATGCGAGCCTAGCGTAACGTTCATAACCCTCGATTTAACAACACGTTATGACT